TTTAGTGGTGCTGACCCTAACATGCAGAACATGCCTAGAGGTGGTACATTCCCTGTAAAGAAAGTGTTTGTATCACGTTGGGAAGGTGGCCAGATACTTGAAGCTGACTTTGCACAGTTAGAGTTCAGAGCGGCTGCATTCTTATCACAAGACCAAACTGCAATGAAGGAGATAGAAGATGGATTTGATGTTCATAGTTATACTGCTAGTGTTATTACTAATGCAGGTGAGAAGACATCTCGTCAAGAAGCGAAAGCACATACCTTTGCACCCCTCTATGGAGCAACAGGATTTGGGAGAACGAATGCTCAAGCTACATATTATAAACACTTCACAGAAAAGTACAAAGGAATCGCATTATGGCACTCCAAATTGGCTAAAGAGGCTATAAGCACTAGTAAGATAACTACACCATCAGGTAGACAGTTTGCATTCCCTGATGTCAGAAGAAACTCTTATGGTAAAGTATCTCACTTCACACAAATAAAGAACTATCCTGTTCAGTCATTTGCTACTGCTGATATAGTTCCACTCATTTTAATAAACATAGAGAGTGAGTTAGACAAACTACAATCTTGTATTGTCAATAGTGTACACGATTCTATAGTTATAGATATACACCCTGACGAAGTAGAAAAAGTAATTGACATTATTAAAATAGTAAATAGTAGAATGATTAGTTTAATTAATTCTGCATTTGAGTTAGAGTTCAATGTTCCACTATTATTAGAAGCAAAAATAGGTAATAATTGGCTTGACACTAAAGACGTTATATGATATAACTTATAAACTTTGATGGAAAGGAATGTAAAGTATGGTAAATGAAATAACTATGATTGATACTAGTAACTATGCACAGATGGCAAAAGCTATGGGTATCGCAGGAGAAACAGGTTCATCTGATACAAGTAAGGCGAACCCACTCCCAAGAATGAGATTGCATCATAATAATATTATGGGCATGAAGAAGATTGGTGATGAAACTGTAGAGACAGTCGTTGTGAAAGCAGGTTCATTCAAGCTAGAAAGACCTGACTTACCTATCGTCTACTCACCAACTGCTGAAATCAGACCCTTTGTACAGAGGTTTATGTATAAAAGGTTTGTTAAGAATATGTCTGCTAAGAAGGGTGAACCTATGGGTGTTTATCACAAGACACTTATGGCAGATAATCTAAATAATGACTTAAAGGACAATCAGGGTAGCTTCAACTGTGGTAAGCCATCAGGATATATCAAGGACTTTAAGGCATTACCTGTGGCTACACAGGAAGTAATCAAGCAGATTAAAAGAGTAAGAGTAATCTTAGGTACTATTGAGATGCCTGATGCTAAAGATGAGAAAGGCAACAAAGTTACACTAGAACCTAACACTCCTTTTATATGGGAGATTGACAATCGTGATGCATTTAAGACAATGGGAGAACCTTTTAATAAGTTTAATCAAACTAAGAGACTTCCTGTTCAACACTACATTACGTTGACTAGCGAAGAAAGAAAGATACCTAGTGGTTCATCTTTTTATTTACCTAACTATTCACTTGACTTACAGAAATCTGTTAAAGTGACAGATGAAGACCAAAATACTTTCATAAACTTTATGGCATGGATAGATAATTATAACAGTTATATATTTAATGAATGGGAAATGAAAGCTAAAGCACCTGTAAGCAAAGAGGATAAAGACATCGTTGATGATTTCATTGATGTTAACGTAGATGAAGAGGTGGTATAGTGAACCATCCTGCTGAAATGATGATTCATCAGTATCTTGAGAATGCCACAAGTGGTAACTCAGCTATGAGTCAAGAAAATATTGAACAAGTAGCTAATGATATTAAAGATGCTTTGAATCGTCAGTTCAACACTAAAAGGGATGACAAGTTTAGGTTACGTATGTCTAATATAGGCAGACCCTCATGTCAGCTTTGGTTTGAAAAGAATAAACCTGAGACTGCGTTACCTAAACCTACCACTTTCATAATGAACATGATGATTGGTGATATAGTAGAGGCAGTATTTAAAGCAATTTTAAGAGAGTCTAATGTTAAATTTGAAAATAGTGATACAGTTACTCTTGAAATTGACGAAAAAACTACTATATCAGGTTCATATGACTTAGTTATGAATGATGCAGTTGACGATATTAAATCTGCATCTGATTGGTCATATAAATATAAGTTTGATTCTTATGAATCTTTACATTCAGGCGATAGTTTTGGTTATGTTGGACAACTAGCAGGTTACGCAAAGGCTTCTAACAAGAAGGCAGGTGGTTGGTGGGTTGTAAACAAAGCCAATGGTCATTTTAAATATGTTCGTGCCAACATTGACATGGATAAAGAACTTGACAAAATCAAAACGAATATAAAGGCAACGGAATCAGACGATTTAGTGCGATGCTTTGAGCCTGAGCCTGAAACCTTTAGGGGTAAACCTACAGGCAATATGGTTTTAAATAAGAATTGCACATTTTGTTCATATAGGCAATCGTGTTGGGAAACTTTACGTGAGTTACCTGCACAGATGTCTCAAGCTAGAGAACCTAAAATGGTTCAATATGTCAAGTTGAAAGGAGAGTAGCATGAGTAAATCACTAGATGAACTAAAAGCGAACATTGAAGAAATGGAAAAGCAACTAGCTGAAGCTAAAAAAGAATATCGTGACCTACGTACAGCAGGTTTACGTGATGCTATTGAGGCTAGAAAAGCCGCAGATGAAGCAGTAAAAGAGGAGCTTAAAAACTTAGGCTATTCTAATACTTATTCATATAGCAATCCATTTATTTCATGGCGAAACTTCTAATTGTCTCCTCATAAGATAAGAAGAGATGCAATAAAGCATGGGTATAGGAGTGGGTTAGAACACACCATATCTGTCTATCTTACAGAGCTAAAACATAAATATGATTATGAATCTATTAAGATAGAATGGGAAGATTTATCATATCGCACCTATACCCCTGACTTTATACTAAACAATGGAATTATAATAGAAACAAAGGGTAGGTTTCTAGCAATAGACAGAAGAAAACATTTAGCTATAAAAAGACAACACCCTAACTTAGATATTAGGTTTGTGTTTACTAACAGTAGAAGCAAACTAAGAAAGGGTGCTAAATCTTCTTATGGGCAATGGTGTGACAAGTATGGATTTAGGTATTACGACAGGATAATTCCTGAAGATTGGCTCAAAGAAAAGGGCAAGAATAGGCATCCTAAATTCATAAAGTTTGCAGGTGCTAAAGTAAGGAGAGTTAAATGAGTGTAGGCAATAAAGTATTAGATGAAGATTTTGTTATATGTGTTAGACCACAGATGGATAAGAATTTTAATTGGACAACTGAAGTTAATGTTTTTATAATGACTTCTGAAAACAATCCTCTTAATGATGACGATTATTATGGTGTATTAGATTTCTGTAGGGCTTTATGTGCCACTATAGCTATCATGGAAAAGGATGATGACCTTAGAAAAAGAGCAGTAAAAGAAGCAGATGAATATGAGAAGGCGGAGAAGCCTAAGTTAAAAGTAGTTGACAAAAAAGATAATGTTGTGCTACTATCTTTTGAATCTGATAACGACAATAAATTACAATGATAAGACATTTGGAGTACAGGCGAATGATGGCAGAAAAAGAAGACATGGTTAATAGTCCTAGACACTATAATGAATCAGGGATTGAGTGTATAGATGCATTGGAAGCTATGCTAGGCGATGGCTTTGAATCTTATCTGCAAGGAAACATAGCTAAGTACTTATGGAGATATAAATACAAAAACGGCTTAGAGGACTTAAAGAAAGCTCAATGGTATTTAAATAAACTAATAGGAGTTGTAGATAATGAAAGTTAAAATTATGGCAACTCTTATCATTGACCCTGAAGAGTACCCCATACCTTCAGATGGAGATGTAACAGAAGATTTTGAAGATTATATGCGTGAGCTATTTCACGATTTAGAGGGTGTAAAAGTATCCCACATTAGAATAATAACGGAGTAAGACATGAAAAACAATTATCTACCAACAGACTACCAAAACTTTATAGCCCTCTCACGTTATGCTAGATGGAAAGATGACGAGCAAAGACGAGAAAATTGGGGAGAGACTGTAGATAGATACTTTAGTTACATGACTAATCATCTCAAAGAAAATTATAATTATAACTTGACTAAAGCATTGATAGAAAAACTAACAGAACAGATAATGAACTTAGGTGTCATGCCTAGTATGAGGGCATTGATGACATCAGGACCTGCTTTAGACAGGTGTCACGTTGGTGGTTATAACTGTAGTTATATACCTGTAGATAGTCCACGTTCATTTGATGAATGTATGTACATACTTATGTGTGGTACAGGTGTAGGATTCTCTGTGGAAAGAGAGAATGTAGACAAGCTACCTATAGTCAATGAACACTTTGAGGACAGCACTACTATCATCACCGTTGGTGACAGCAGACCTGGTTGGGCAAAAGCACTAAGAGAACTTATTGCTATGCTATATGTAGGACAAGTACCAAAATGGGATGTATCACAGGTAAGACCTGCAGGTGCTAGACTAAAAACATTTGGTGGTAGAGCATCAGGACCTGCACCATTAGTTGAGCTATTCCAATTTTGCATAGCTAAGTTTAAAGGTGCTAAAGGTAGAAGA